TAGCCCGCCAGTGTGGCAGCCTTGTCGGCCTTAGAGGTAGATAGCGTGTCGATGTCGCTGCGTAATTGCGTGAGTGTTTTGCTTAGATTTTCGTTATCCTTGATGCCAGATAGGAAATTGATAACCTCCTTAAAACTTTCGATAGCTTCTGTAACATTGCCGTTAACGAGCGTATCGACAGACGAATCCATTTTAGCGACTGCATCATAGATTTGCTGCAGGATATAGCCCACGCGCTCTGGGGTGACGGCGTTTTGTTGCGTCTCAGCTCGCAGGCTGTCAATGAGTGATTTAATTGTGTCTGTCATATTTTTTCATTTTGTGTGAGTGCGGTAATAATTAGAATTGCGTCGCATTTTGTCATAGTCGAGCGCGTCGGCCATGGCAGCGCAGAACTCTTGCCCTAACGAGTCGGCCATAAAGTCGCGGATGTTGAAGTAGGAAGAGTAGAATTTTTTAGAGAACCAGGGTTTGGCAACACGTTTCTTTGCTCGTCCTATATCACCGTGGTTGCCGCGGTAAACTTCGCGGCCTGTGCCATAGTTGACCCATAGGCCGTACTCGGCGAACTCCTGCGCAAGTGCAATTTTAGTAAAGCGTCCATCAGCATCGGCGCGGATGCCGATGAGCGACTCGAAGAGGTGACCGGTGCGTATGGCGCCAAGCAGCACGATTTGTTCTTTCCAGATCTTGACCATCGTGTTGTTAAAAGCCTCCACGTATTTTTGGCGGGCTTCGATTTTCTGTTGTTCGGTTAGCTCAGCCATTCGTCGTTGTTAACTCTAAGGTCGGTGTACACATCGACAGCTATTTGAAAATAAGCCAGAGCGCACCCTGCGGCGAAATACTCATCGATTTCAGTGAACTGGATGCGTGGATCGATATAGATAGGTCCTTGCGATATACGCGTGCGCTCGAGAATAAGCTTTGTCATGAACTGCCTAAAGAGCTCTCGCATCTCGTCCATACAGCGTTGGCGTGCTTGCATGTCGCCGAGGCGGTGGCGGTGTAGCATGTACACCGTTTTTACGCGTCGGGTGTGCGGTGTGTTGTCGAGCTGCGTTGTACCTGCGGCGATGTCGCTGGCACAGACGGCGCAAGTAACCGACTGCATGTTGTTAATATATTCTTCGAGCCCGCGCAAGCCAGAGACACGGCAAAAGCGATAGCCCTTTGATTGAGCCAGTTTGTTTTTCGCCGTGAGGCCTTCAAAGAAGCTGACGGCATCCCAGTTGAAATTACTATTTCCCATATTTTGCTTCCATTTGTGCCGCCTCGCGGGCTTTTGCGTCGAGCTCTGTAAGCGCGCGCCAGGTGTCCATCTCGAGGATAGTTTTTTCTTTTGTTATATCGCCGCCCGTGAGGGCGCGTATTTGTGCGTTTGTAGCCTCTTGCAGTTGCAGTTCGATTGGTTTGCCGTGCTCCATCATGTTGCTGTTTTGGTTTGCAGCAGGCTGGAAAAAGTTAGGCCATCGTCGGGCAAAAAGCAACTTCAGCGAGGTAAACCAATAGAAGACATTCATTTTCTCGGCGCGGTTGATTTTGATATGATCCTTGTTGTACATTAGATCCGCCATTTGCTGCAGCAGGTTTTGGTCGTGCTTGGCGAGATAGCCCTGGTAGAGATTTTCGAGGTAGAGGTATCGTTGGAACTCCACCTCCTGAAAATCAGCAGGCAGCGCGCGGCAACCCTTAACACGCGAGATACGCACTGGATAATCAGGCATTGTGCCGAGGAAATCCAAAGCGTGTATAGCGTTAGCCACAAGCTGCGCGGTGGCTTGGAACTCCTTTTTGCCGTGTCGCAGCAGGTAGCCGTCGCCGTAACGGCAGACCACTGCGACCTCGCCCCAGCGAAAAAAGCAGTAGGTTTTAAGCTGTTCGAGGCTCATGCAATCAGACAGCAGGCTGAACACATAGTACAGCTGCCCATTGGAAAGCTCTTTCCATGAGGTAGGCAGATATATGTTGATAGCATTGTTATCCATATCAGAACCAGAATCCTTTAGATTTTTTTTGATTATTGAATATCTCAGGGCTCCACTGCTTAGCCAATTTACTGCTTTGCCACTCTGGGAATTTGTCGGGGTTGGTGCGTACGTACTGCACGATGTCGCGCAACATGTTGATGTGTGTTTGCTCTCCTTTAAGCAGGGCGATCACTTCGGCTTGCACACTTTCTGCCAAGTCGGCATCATAATCATTTTTTTTTGTGGCGAGAGCACGGCGCCAGCGCGGCATGAGCGGGCCGAAAAACTTTGCTTCGAGCTCCGCTTCGATATATACAGCGCGTAAGCGCAACTTCAGGTAGTCTTCGTAAAGATCCTTTGAATCTGGCACCACTTCGGCCACCTGCGACAAGCGCTGCACGAAGCAGCCCGTCCACCAATTGTAGCCTGTAGAGTCTTGCCAGTCCGGCATTGTGCAGAGCGAGTCGAGCAGGAAGTCGAGCGCGCGGTCACGCGCCGCCAATAACGAAGCCAGCAGGCGGTCGACTCGATCACGGCTGGCCGGCACTACGTTAGCGTTGTTGACCACTCCAAAGCCGTTAGGCGTAAGAATCAAGTCGAGCGCCGGCAACGCCTGCACCAGGGCGCGGTTGGCAACAAGACTGGCAAGTTGGTGCCAGGCCGTCGAGTTTTTATCTGCCGAAATCTTCTCATAGAGCTGCTCACCCGTGACGTATTGTTGTGCCCACTCTTCGGTCAGCGCAAGTTGATTTTGCACCTTGTCGAAGAGTGTAAGCTCCCCATCAACCGTTACCACTTGGTTAGGGAGGAATTTTTGAAGCGTATTTTGATCATTGATTAACATTGTTGTCAGGATTAATTGTTACACTTTTAGCGTCTTTATTCTCGTCGAGCGTGGTAAGCTGTATAAACGGCACATCGACCGACACGCCTGCCCAGCCATTGATTTTGATAATGATATTGTGGACAAGAAACATTAAATCATGATAGGGCTTTTGCAGTGCCTGCGCGATGGTATAGAGCTCGCGCTTGTCGCTGCCGCTGTTGTTGGATTGGCTCTTGCCCGGGACACTGCCCACCAGGTTTGAGTGCACCTGCATAGTAAAGCATATCATGTTAACCGCCTCCTGGATATCCGTTGACCAGTCGCCGCCTTCGGTAGCGCCGGCATCAATCTTGTTAATTTTGACATCGTGGCACTCGTTGCGGTCAGGAGTGACATAGAAAGACGAGAACCATGTTTTCCCCGAGTTTTCTGCGCCTGTCAGGAAGTCGAGAATATTTTGCTTTTCGAGATTAATACGTTTTTGCTGTTCGACGCGATCGGTAATCCCCTCTCGACGAAAGATGCGATCCCAATACTTGTCAGAGATTTCGACATGATATTTAATCGGGGCCGAGTTTTTGAGTTTAGCCTCCTTGGCCATGCCGATAAGTTTTTTAATGTTGTACCATTTGCCCATGAACAGAGCGGCGTAGTAGGGTATAGGGTAGTACGTGTGATCCGCTGTTGGTGTACGCGTAACGATTGCGAACTTGTTCTGTTTAGTATTTTGCATGCGGCAGAGCAAATCACTGTAAGGGTTTTGTTCGTTGAGCAGCGGTATCACTTCAATGGCATCGGGGTTGTCCATATTGCGCCATTGGGCATAATAAACATTAGCGATAGTCCCATCGGGTTTTGCAGGGGAAAACCGACAATACATAGCCTCCTTGCGCAAGATGCGCGCTATGCGCTTGCGGTTGTTGGACAGAATGAGCACCGTTACGGCAAACCCCCAGTGTTTGAGATCCTGACACGTGCCGAGGAAGTAAGCCGGCAGTGAGTTGTCGAGCATCCAGTCCGTCACGTCGTTTTTAATGCGCCGTGAGGCCTGGTCGGTGTTGTAGTGCAGGCCGCTGCCATAGCACATTTGGGCATTCCAAAGCAGGCAAGTGCTCACTGTTTCGTCTGCCTCAATCAACGACAGCATGTTATAGGGCATCTGGTTATCTGCACCCCACGGCATATATGACAGCCCGTGATCCAGATTAACGGGCATCAAATCATCCTGCTCGCGAAACACACTTGCAGAATCGACAGAGAAAGCTGCACGGGCATTGACGCCTGGTATATCCTCGATAGAGGGAGACATGTAACGATCAATCATAAGTAAACCTGTAAGCCATTAATTTCGTAGATACAAACATCCCTTATTGTCCTTATTTGCCGAGATGCGAGAATTTTAACTTGTCGAGTGCCAGCTCGAAAATTGTAGCGCAAGCCCACACAGTTTTTGAGCACCATTGCAGCGCCGTTACGGCGCCAGACCTTAAGGTCGACCGGATCGCCACTGTCGAGCATTTTTCGAGCTGTAGAGATATGTATGCCGTTAGCCATAATCAGTTAAATATATAATCGTATTGTTGTGTAAATATACGTTGGAGTTGTTGTCCTTTGAGCTTTGCTCTTGGAGAGACATAGCGATAAGTGAACTTAACATTGCTCATAGACTCGCGGTTGTTTGAAACATTGTAGGTGTAATCAGTGATGATAATTTTATCGTCGTCGATATATACCTCGTTGCTTGTCAGCAGCTCGTCGATCCATTTTGCGGCCTCCGAAGACAGCAAGGCAGTTTGCACTTCGAAAGAACGTTGTGGAGATATGTTGTACAGCTCTGCGTTGCGCGCCACCAAGGCCACCTTGCGGCTGTCAGTAGTCACGGCTTCTGTGACGGCGTTAAGCGGTGCGCGCTCTTGAATACCGAAACAATTTTTGAAATTAAGCGTTAGATCCTCCTTGACGGGGCTAACATACCATGTTATCATGCGTGCCCCCACGGCCATTGCTACAGATAGAATTTTGACATCCTGCCCTGCGAGTTCGGCCGCTTTAGCTGCGATATTTGCTTCCGACAAGGCATAGGTAACGATACGCGTTGAGTTAGTCAGGGCATCTGGCGTGTAATGCAGAGTTGTTAGCGAGCAGTCCTGCTTGCGTGCGACGATTGTAAAAACCGGAGTAACGTCCTGCCCCGTTGATTCCATGTAGCAAGCCACCGAGTCGATGCCATCGACAGGCAGCTGCTTAGCTGTGCGCGTTGTGAGGAAATAAGATTGCAGCCATGAGGCTGCGTCCACATTTGCATCGCGCTTGCAATACACCACATCGGCGGCGGCGAGATGCCAATTATTTTCAGTGTCATCTTTATAGGACACCGAGAAATTGATATACACTTTGTTGGCAGCAAGCATATACTCTTCGACAGCATCGCGCACCTCATAGAGTGTTGCTATTTGGTTGTAGACATCAAGCTCAGCAGTAAGGAAGCTGCTGCCTTCGGCTGCTGAGGGTTCCCACAGCTTCACGAAGACCTTGTGCCCTGAGGAGCTGAAATGCAAGTCAGGTACGGCGCTGGAGAAAAGCGTGCCTGCGAGCTGAGTTGTGATTTTCGATGCCATTTTTTTTGCTTTTACTCAAATATATTTGTCCTTTTGTTATGCAGAAAAGACAAAAACGGCCAGCATCTCATGATGCCGGCCGCGGGAATAGAACGAAGATATATAATAAAGAAAGCAGTATTACAACATACCCGACACATCGTAGCCGTCGAAGAAAGCGTGTGGTTTTTTCTCACATCCGATATAGAGCGTATCGAAAGCATCTGTGCCGTCTGTGCGGTGCTCAAGCAGGTTTTCCTCGTTTTCTGGTTCCTTCTCTCCTCCTTTGTTTTTACGGAACCCGTTGCGACCACGGACAACGCCCGCCGTTTGGATAGCCAGGATAAGGTCGTCGTTATTTTGACGGTTGAAAAACGGCATAAGACGGCCTTTGCCTGCGAACCCCTGGTTAATCAAGAGATACTTCTCGTCGTGGCGCATGGGGTTGCCCAGGTATTCATCTTCAACATTCCAGCCGTGGCGGTTAAACTCGTTAACAATCACCCAGTGGAAATCCTGCTCGTTGACCGCGTAATTAGATCCCAGCGCCGTGCTGTCGTAGTAAAAAACCACCGTGTGGTTACGGGAATGCATATAGTAGCGGCAGAAGTCGGTAATCAACTCCGGCAGCTTGTGGTCGAACTTTACAAAGAACGATTTTAGCACAAGCAATTTATTCCCTCTTGGCTGTCCTGCCACAATCCAGTTAATGTTGGCATTGTAATCCATGCCTATGCAGATCGGGCGGTCAGGGTCGAGATCCTTGTCTGCGCGGCAGTCGAGAGCAGTGGGGTCGACCTCCCAGCCCAGCGAGTCGAGATAATTAAAATCACTTGCGTTATACTTGTGGTGTTCCTTCATCGACGAGTAGAAGCCATCCTTTGCGATGCCTATACGTCTGCATAGTATAGACGTTTGGAAAGTGAGCGGTGTCAGGTCGCGCTTCATCTGAGCAATATAATTTTCGCCCAGCAGCTGTATATTCTCGATTGAGGAGTATTCCTTGTAATAGACCGCCACCGAGCGCATGCGGTTAAGGTCGCGATCGAGTTTTTTAAGATAGCCTTGCAGGTAGCCAGGCACTTGTTTGCCTGCGGCCTGCATGTCTCGAATACGCTGTTTAGTGTGCCAAATCTGCCAGATAGCGCCTTGAATAGCGTTGATAAGGTTGGTGTCCATTTTGTCCTTGTAGTGCAGGAACCAGGATCCCTTAGAAGTCTGCGGCATATCAGACAGAATCATCATCGAGTGATTGTAGCTGCGATTGCCGAAATAGGACTTAATGCCGCCGTTTGCCGGCAGCGTCTCGTCTTTTAACTTTTGGTAGTCGATAAACTTAGCTTCGTCAATCAGCAGCCAGGAGAGCGTGAGCGAGTTAGAAGAGCCAGGTCGATCTTGCGAGATAATGACAGCCAGAGAACCGTTATAGAATGAGATTACATGCTCGTAATCGGCGGGCTCGGTAATCGGCTTTTTAAACGACTTTGGCGGGCGTTTGCCCACCACATAGTGAATATCCTTAAGATAGCCCCAGCGCTTCCATGCAGCCAGGAGGCCAGGGATCGTGTTTGTGAGGCCATGTTTGAACGTCGGCACCACAATGCCGCCAGTGCTGCCCGCCATGCGCTGCATGTTGCGCAGCACGAAAG